ACTAATTTGATCTTCATCTGTCTCTTTCTTAAAAGGCCATTGTCCACCTTCGGCTACCCACCGCTGGGCTTCTTCTTTAGTATACTCGCCTTTGTCTACTTTGTCAATAAAATCACGCAACACTTGATTAACAAAGTCGTTAAATGTCATGTTCTTTTCGTGCGCTTGTTTAAAAGCAAACATAAGAACTTCGTCCGGCAAGTCGATTGGAATTGATACACTTGTACTGTAATCTTCGCCTGCTTTGATGGCTAGACATTTTTGAATGAAATCGTCGTCAACTTCTAAATCAACGTAGTTAACATCATCCCATGCTTCGTTCAAGTTAACATCACGTGCTAGTGCTTCCTTACGATGTTTTTCAACAAACTTAGGATTGATCATGCGATAAGCACGGTCATTGGTATAGTCGCATACTGTGACTTCATAGACCTTTTGGCTCTTAGTACTGAATGTAATACTAAAACTATAACCGCCTGGGCCGTGAACGCGGTTCCATGAATCTAGCGTATAGCTGTATGGGCCATAACAATTCCAACCATAATCGCTACCTTCGGTAATTTTATAGTCAGTCAACTCCATCCATTCTTTAATTGTAATCATTTGAATTCCTTTGTATCAATCAAAATAACTGTGCCAACCACTAACCATAACATGCCATTAGTGTAATCGCCAAAAGCTATACTAACAACACCATCAATAACATTTAATCCGCCTACAGTATAACCAATAGTTTTACGGTGACGTCCAAACCAGTTTAAAAAATTATTCATCATTGTCTTCTTCACTTTCATAATCAATACCGCCATGCTCTCTACAAGCAGTCTTAATCCATCCGCCGCTTGTTCTTGTGCCAGGGTTGCCGCAAGTTTCGCAAATTACACCTGACATACTTTCTGCCATACTTACTAGTCCGGCAATGTATTCGTCACCACCCGAGTAATAAAACCGCAGTGTGCCAAATTTTTCTTTGACTTGATCCAATGTAACTTGTGGAATAGTTTCTGGAATAGCTATAGGAAATCGATCAATGAGCTCTTGCTTACGCTTTTCTTTAAAGTCTAAACCTATTAGATCCTTATATTCTTCATCAAACAATGTGGAGTCACCGGCTTTGAGTTGTTCAGTCATCCGGTTAAATTTGATAGCAACTTCACGCTGGCGTTCCTTCCAATCAATGTGATGCTGAATATTGCCCATGAGTTGATTCAGTATTTGGAACCAACCATCTCCACATTCGAACCCCCAGCACATACAAGTTTCAGTCATAGGTGCATTACGGTTCACCATCATCTTTGGATATACCTTACATAGGTATTCGTCAAGTTCTTGTTTCATTACCAGCTCTCCACTCCACGCACTTCCACGCGAACAGTTGCAGGATAGTCTGCAACCATACTGTCGTAGCACACATATAGAACACTGCCTATAGCACTTTTGTTTTCTTCCTCCAAGGTAAAGTATTCTGTGCCTGCTTCCTCGCAGATCTTTTTAACCTTTTCCAAATCATGCAAATTCAAATGTATCATCACTGTGCCGCTTTCACAAAGTTAAGTCGAGTAACATCATTTTGATGTTTCCAATGTTTAGTATGGTCCTTAACTTTTGCTTTGACAATTACACAAGCACCCAAGTTAAGGGTTGTCTTGTTAAGCCAAGACGCCATCCTATTGTTAATTATAGCAGAAATATTGTAGCCTTCATAGTTTTTTGACTTAACTGACTCAAGTATTTCGCAATCTAAATCTTTCAATTGACTGCCAATTGCACCCAAATATCCTTCTTCAACTTGACGTGCGACCTTTTTGATTTTGTTCTGAGCACGATCTCTAACATAAACACTGGGCAAACAAGCCACATAGCCAAACTGATTTTGTTTTACGGACTCACTGCTTAGTATGGTGTTGATACTAGTTTGGAAATCATTTTCGCCTTCAATGGCGGCAAACAACAATCGTTTGAAATAGTTTTTGATTTCTTCAGCTAGGGCAACATCTTCAGGCAACACTTTGATAGGCGCAGGCCCGCTAGAGGGGTCGGCAGTCCAAATGGTAAAGTCCAATGTACACAACATCATCATTTTGTTGGCGTGTTTGGTGTACATGAATTTGCCATCTTCGGAGTGGATGTGCTCGTGTTCTTTTAGATAGGACCCGTTAATACGCTGTGCCGCACAGGCCAATTCTAATACCTGTTGTGTGGGAAACTCTTTCATAACGCTCTCTGTGTGTTAATGTACTTTGTATTTTACATGAAAACGTATCTCTTGTCAACTGTTTCCAAGTGATGATATATCTTTTTGGATAATTTTTTGGTGATACTGTTCAAGCCAAAATGGCTGATATATGCTCGTAGTTGGGGACTAGATAATTGGCTGCCTGTACGCATTTTACTCAAAACGCTGATCCTACCCAATCTTCGTTTGGCACGTTCTACATCCATTGTGCGTAGCAGTTCAATAGCAATACTAAATGCATAGGCATCCAATTCATCATCATCTGCAAGGTATGCTTCATATGGTGTGTCAGCATGCTCTCCATATTGGTTATGATCTCTGCGCATACTTTGATATTGGTGACGGAATTCGTGTACAGTTGCATCAAATATTTCTGTGAGAAAACTAGTTATTTGGTGCGACCCAAATTCTTCGTCGCCGTGCAGGTTATGATAAACAATAACTTCTATAGCTGTATCTAAATTAAAATCATTTTCGCTATCGTAGTATGCCATAACATACCACTTGTCCGCATCTAAGTCCCGATCTTTTTTGGTTTTGATTGCAATATCAAATTCATGTAGTTTGAATGTATTGCGAGTACGACCTATTAGTTTTTTAAAAGTCGTTGGATTCGGGCTCTGTTCTCGAACTTGTTTACAAACATTATATACACGTTCGAGAATGATGTTCATAGTTACAACCTAAATGTTATTCTACCCTTGCTTAAATCATAAGGGCTAACTTCTAATTTGACATTGTCACCTAAAATGATCCTAATCTTATGTTGCTTCAATCTACCACCCATATAGCATAACAGTGGGTTGGGCATATTTTCTACACGTACTCTAAACATACTGCCGGGTAGTACTTCTTCAACTGCACCCACCAATTCTATTACGTCTTCTTTATTGCTCATCTTTTACTTTTGTAAGGCACCAAGTGCCGTCTCCGTTGTCTTTCCAATCAAGTGTGTCGCCTTCTTTCCAGCCTGCTTGTGCTAGAAAATCTTCAGGAAACGGAAGAATACAATCTCCAGTTTCTGGGTCTTCTTCTATTGTTATGGTCCATGTTGTCATGATATTATTTAACCTTAAACTCGGTCATCGTTATAAGGAACTGGTCTCCAGCCTAACCGGTTCAAGTCTAGTTCAATCTCTTCAGTCACAACACCTTCCGGAACGTAACCTGTGCCATCAGCACCAGTCAGGCCATTGCCTAATTCGGCATTGCCAATACCGCTACAGTACCAATCAATATAGTCACCCTTTTCTTGCATGTCAGCAACGATACCACCGGCATGACGCCAAGAGCAATGCCACACTTCACCTTTTAGCTCTTGCCAAAACTCTCTGCTTTGCCAAGTCATATTACACATGGCCGCATACAAGTTTTGAGCGTAGTTGTCACTAGCTTTAACTTTGTCGCAAATCCACTTGGTGCTACGCAGATCGTACTCCATGTTGTTCTTTTGCCAAGCAGGATCTAAAATTTCTTCTGCTTCCTGTTCTCGCCAACTTTCATACATTTTAACATAGTCGGGATTAGGCTCCTTACCTTCTTCCTCACAGTTTTTGATATACCCTTCTTTTTGGAAGGTATGGCGTTCAGGGCTCGATGCTACTTTTTTATTCATGAAACTTTCCTTGGAAGCAATGTCTAACTTCGTGTCCAATATCCCAATAATTTGTTTTCTTTGCTGTAATTACAATGCAGTTATTTTTGTTATCAGCCTTGTCTCGAAAACTACAGGCATCCATATTTTTGTTGCCTATCTCAAATGGCTTAAAACCCCTCCTCGCATTTTCTGCATCACATGCGGCCTTTACATTTTCCACGGTGCGCCAAGTAATGGTAGTAGTGTTGGTAAAGTTTTGATCATTTGAGAATTTATCATAGGGAGTTTCAACTGCCCATGCATTGGATACAAACAATAATAGTACAAGTGCCTTTTTCATTTTCTTTGCCTTAATTTGGTACAGACGGGAAGATTCGAACTTCCAAAGCCACCCTAAGGGCAAGGCCCGTCCCGGCATGCCGGAGGTCTACCAATTCCGCTCACGTCTGCATTGTTAGTATAGCATCGCTAGTAAATACTGTCAATGCAATTCTCTACCATACCTTTCGCAAAAATACAACAGTTTGGGCAACAAACTATGTTGGATCGTCCATTATTTAACGTAAGTTGGATCTTAGGCAGATTTTGTAATTATAAATGTAGCTATTGCTGGCCCTACGCCAGAACAGACACTCCTGATCACCAACCGCTTGAAGTATATAAATCTACTGTAGACGAGATTAAGCGTCAAGCACGATCTAATGGATTTAACCAGTTCCATTGGTCGTTCAGCGGTGGTGAACCAACAGCGTATAAACATTTGCTAGAATTAACCAGGCACCTGGATGACGGAGTAAAAACTCCATACCAAACCATCCACATGACTACTAATTTGAGTCCAAGTTTGAATTGGTGGCGTAGTTGGCACAATGCAACTTGTTTGTTACAGCGTAGAAGCATTACTGCCAGTTTCCACGCAGAGCAAGCTCGAGAGCAAGAGTTTGGAGACAAGTGTTTACAACTAGTAGACGATCTGGTACATGTAACAATTAATCAAGTAATGGTACCAGAACTATTTTATGAAACTTTAGAACGATGCGAACGTTTTCGTAAACGTGGTATTAATGTAACTCTTAAACCACAAAGTAATACCAGTGCTACTGATATTGTAGAAGGCTATACTCCAGAAATGATTGATATAATGAAGGACGATTTTGAACAGCAGGAAGGTAATCAAATTAGATTAACCGATGGCACAACTGATTATTTTATCGATCAAGCAGAACGACTTAACGCATTAGGGTTTAATAGTTTTACCGATTGGACTTGTAATGCCGGTTACCAAAGTGTTATAATAATAGGTAACGAGGTTAAACGTGGATATAGCTGTAGGGATAAGCCCATAGGAACTTTAGAAAAATTTGATTTAAGAATACGTCCACCAAAGTGTGTTACACCTCGATGCGTAAGCAGTGCAGACAGCAAGATACCAAAATGCAAATAGATACTGAACATCTACACTACTGGATGAATGCCATACGACAGAGCCAGGATCCATTACGAACATTGGATGCGTTTTGGGCCGGCCAAATTAAAAGCAAAGAATGGCTTATAGATAATTTAAAACCATTCGTCAATGATTATGTTGATATAGAAATATATGGCGGTTGGGTAGGAACACTTGCTAGCATGTTATTTCAAAGTGACATACCCATCAAAAAAATATTAAGTATTGATATAGACCCCACATGTGAGCATACTGCACACATGATGAACAAGCTGGAAGAAATGGAGGGTCGATTTAAGGCTATAACAGAAGACATGTGTACCATGTCTTCTAACTGTGATGTTATCATCAATACCAGTTGTGAACATCTTACTCAACCACAGTATGACTTGTGGTCAAATAAAATGAAAGGGTTACTGGTATTGCAAGGCAACAACTATAAAATACCCGAGCATGTACGCCCATCGGAAAACTTACAAGATTTCAAAAATCAATGCAAGTTAAAGTTTGTGCTGTGG